TATTCATACTAGCCATTACTAGCGACAAGCACAACCCTTGCCTACATATTTTGGTCAAGCAAACTCATGATGATAGAACTGGCGGATTCTGAGGTGTCTTCAGCCCCGCCATCAACTGCCTGATTAACCACACCACGCTTGCGTTCAATTAGAGAATAGATTTCCTCATCAATAGTTTTGTCACACAATAAATATGTTGCAGTTACTGAAGATTTTTGTCCGAGTCTATGACAGCGACTGTATGTTTGGTCTACATCGGCGGGCGTCCAAGGTAACTCTACGAAAAGTACATCTTGTGCAACTTGCAGGTTATGCCCCGTTTTTGCCGCTTGGATGGAGAGGACCATGACTGGCGCTTCTTCACATGGCAATGTCATAAACCTGTGCTTCTGCTCCTCTATCTCATTGATATCCATGCCACCCTGAATGCGTAAGTTCCCGTATTTGAGTGCTAATTCATCAACAATGTCTCTGTGGTGGGCGGCTATGACCACCTTGCGTCCTTCCGATACACGGGACTCCACCCACTCGTGAATTGCTGGCATTTTTGCTTTTGCTGACAAACGGCGCAACACAGAAAGACGAACAAGATGTTGGTTGCTTTCTGCTTTGATTTTTGCTACAACGGCTGCCGACCTCGGATTCATTCCAAGTTCTTCCGCAATTTCTTTTGCTCGCTGAACCAAATACTCAACGATGTCAATTTCTGCTTTTCTGTATTCTTTGAGGGCCGCAGCAGCCCCGTCTACGACTACTGGGTCGTGAACAATTGGTGGCAAATCAGTAAGGACTTGCTCTTTTGTACGCCTGATGTAACAGGTAGAACGAAGTTTCTCATTAAGTTCTTCAAGATTACTGTGCCCCTCTAAGTGCCACTGTCCCCACTTATCTTTGAAAGCGTTGCAGTAGCGTCTGTAAAACCCCCACTCCCCACCAAACTTGTCCAGTTTTCCAAGAATCATGAGTTGGCTTGCGTACTCTGCTGGTCGGTTTGTTACGGGTGTTCCTGTCAAGCAAAGAACGATTCCCTCCGACGGGGCTGTCTTTGCAATCTTCACCGCACTCTTGGTTCGCTGTGCAGTTGGTGTCTTGCAGTAATGAGATTCGTCAAAAACATAGGAGCGATGATTTGACAACTGCTTCTCCCATGCAGTAAGATTAGAATAACCAACGACAACTATGTCATAGTCTGTCGGAAACTCTTTACGGTCAGTAACAACTGCGACCTTACGATGAGGAAGCCACCTGTTGTATTCGGCTTTCCAGTTAAGTACAAGAGTTGCAGGACAAACAACAACTGCTGGGTAACTGTCCATGACATACTCCAGTGTTGCAATCGCCTGTAAAGTTTTTCCTAAGCCCATTTCGTCGGCAATAAATGTGCGCCGTGCGTTTGATGCGTAAGCAACTCCTGCCCTCTGGTACGGAAGAAGCGGAAGTCCCGCAACCTCAACATCAGCGTCAGTCTGTCGTGAAGCATCTTTGAGTTCAGTGAGCGATGTTTCTACTGAGGAAAGAATGTCACGAACTTCGTCTGGAATAACCTGCTTGAATGTTTCTCCCCACTTCACCACCTCGGCAATGCTTGTCATCGGGGCTCGCCACGCCTTTGTCTTCGCATGCCATGTAATTCCTGCGATGCCTTTGACTGACCTGACCATGACTGGGTCGTAACCAAAAGACAGATAAAGCCAGTCGCCTTGATGACTAATTCCTGTTCCTGAGTTTTTGTGTTCGGGAAGTGTAAAAAGTAGAACTTCTGGTTCAATGGTGAAGCCCCGTGTTTCGGCAAATTCCCGTGCCTCGTTGAGTGATGTCATTGGAACTCGCCACACACGAGCGACCTTGTCCCACTTCGCCCCTGCTACCTTCTTGATGGCTACCACTTCGTCTGCGTCATAAGGAAAGTCAAGAACTAGGTGGTCGTCTACGAGGCTGAGTTGTTTCACGGGGCTATTCTATTCGCTCGCTTTGTCTGAGTGGGGACAGCAAAGAACCCACCTGCGGAGGGCAACAGGTGGGTTCTTGGGAGTTGGTTGGGAGGGCTTACGCCACTCCCAGTGCCAACTTGGCAATGTATGCTCCCCAATGCGCTGAGCAAAGTTCCTCGCCGTTTACACGGTCGTGGCACTCGCCTTCGCAATCAAGGTACACATCACCGTGTTCTTGACAATCTTTCATTTCACCTCCTCCCCTCATATGCTTAACGCTATCGGTTACTAGGGGTAGGTGACAACCTCAGGGGGAAGATTTTTTTAGGGGTGCGTTTTCCAGTAAATGCGGTCTCCTGTGTACTCAGGCTCGTAGCCGTAGTCCGTCTCAAACTCCTTGTCGGAACACGGGTGGCACTGGTTCTTCACGCTGATTTCCCGCCGTGCGTAGTGAAACATCTCGTCGGCTGTCTTGGTCTCTCCACAGTCGTTACAGCGTGCGGGGCGTCCAGCCACGAACTTCAGGTAGTACGCCTGCCTGCGCTTCATGTTTCGTGAGAGACGCTTGTGCTCGGCTTCTCGCTCGGCTCTGCGTTTAGTCGGAGTCATTCGCTCGGTCATGTATTCACTCTATCGCTTACTAGAGGCAATCGCAACCTGCCAAAAGCGCTTTCTAATCTATTGACGGTGGCGGAAAGGAATTTTGAAAAACTTAAAATGCGGTTAGCCCCGCCCCAGACGGAAAACCAGACAAGAAAAAACCCCAACCCGAAGGCTGAGGCTCTTTCCCATTTCCCGTTAGCGGAAACTAATTGTGATTTTCCCCTGTGACTCACCATTGCGCCTCTCAGGGGGAGAAGCAATAATTGGTCGTGAGCCAATCCAGAAGGCAGGGCTAACCTACATATCTTGTGGAACTCCCAACCCCGAGTACTTAAACTCGGCGCTTGGGTGCCACCTCGGTGTCCTTTCCCGATGTATCCACTCTAGCATTTACTAGAGAGAACCACAACCTAGAGTGGGCTTTCTTCCCACATGGTGCGTATCTTGTCACGAATCTTGCCATTGACCTCATCTTTGTAGAACGGGTCAAACATTGTGCCTGTGATGTGTTCGGCAATGTCGGGGCGTACCTCGGAGAGAATCTTGAAGTACACCTGCCCATACCGCTTGCCACCATTCGTGGGGTGGTCATGCAGGGACTTGACGAGGTTCTCAAACGATTCAAACTGTGTGGTCATTGTTTGAGACCTTTCACAATTTTCTTCACCTTCTTAATGACGGCGGAATCCATGTCCGAACCGAAGTCGTACATTCCCATTCGCTCAGCACGGTCAAGAAAGGCGTACCAGTCAATGCGTGGCTCGTCTGCATAGTAACCGTCATAGACGGTCTCAATCACGGTGATGACATCTTCTGTGATGTCCTCTACCTTTCGGATTTCCTTGAATACTTCATTCATATGTTCACTCTATCGGTTACTAGGCGTAATCACAACATGGTGAGAAATGTTTATCTATCAAGGCAAGGAAGTGACGATAATCGGTGTGCGCTCTCCTAGCCAAGCCCCGATACAGTTGAAGTCAATGAACTCTTCAGCGTCTTCAATACTCATACCATCACGATGAATCAATAGGTGCACCATCTTAAAGTAGGAATAAACTGCGAGGATTGGTTCGTTTATGCGTTGGGAGAAACCAATAAGTGCTTCATCAAACCCATCCATCAACAGCACACTTTCATCTATTGAGTTCAAGTGCTCGTTTATTTCATCACGAGACGGGACTTGTGGTTCTATTCCCCAGCAATTTGCTTGACCGATAGCAACCCAAGTATCGTAATCAAAGTTTTCGTCTTTTTGTTCAGTCATTATGTTCCTCCTCGGACATTTAAAGACTAACAATTACTAGAACTTTTTACAACCTGCACAACTAGGTGGTCTGCCTTTTTTCTGAAGGAAGCGTGGTTTCGCTTTTTTCTTCTTTTTGTCTTCGGGCTGAGCCCCGTTATTTTCTTCTGCCATGTATCCATAATACGACAAATGCCCCAAGCCGAAATGACAAGGGGCATTTGTGTCTCAGAATGAGGGGTGTGGGGGTCTGAGATATTTTTAGACTAGCGCACTGCGTTGCAGTTTACAAGTCAGCAATTGTTCCGTTCTTTGCGCCGAGGGAGTTCGGTGCGCCGTCCCAAGCAGGGACAGTCGGGGCTTCGCCCTTCACCTGCAACAAGAGACTTGCGAGTTGTGACTTGGTGTGAGCAAGTTCGTGCTGGAGTTCAGCAATTCGCCTCTGGTGTTCGTCCAGTCTTGCTAGCGACTCTCGGAGTTCTTCAAGTTCTTCACGCTCTGTCATGCGATTACCTTATCTTCACGCTCTGTCATGCGATTACCTTAGCAGTGATGACCGCACCGTGAGCAACAATGATGTTGGCACAGTACCTCTTCTTGCCGTTTACACGCTTGACTTCTGCAAAATGCGTCCAACCCTTTACGGTTGAGGGCTTTGTGCGGAGCACTTCGTACACGCTGTTTCCATAAGTGAACTTCATAAGATAACTCTATCCCTTACTAATGATAATCACAACATCTTGCGCAGGTTTTTTACGGGTGCGTACCAAGTCTTTTCGTTGAACTTCCATTCATCACGCTTCACCTCATGCCCGTACATCCAGCCGACACAGGTGTACGGGGCTCCGAGCCAGTCTGGGGCAGTTCGCCGTGTCTTTTGTGCGAGACCCCCAACCATGAGTGCGTACTTGTCTTCGTCTCTGTCGTGGACTGTCATGCGCAAACCCCTCACATCTCCGCTGCCGCTCGGCCAGCCCCGAGGAAATGCGTAGCGAACTTCGCCGTAACCTGGAACATCAAGCACACTTTTGAACTTATTTACATGGGGAACAAAGTCGTTAAAGCCCATCATGCGAGCAAACGCCAGTTCGCTTCCTGCACATATCATGTGTTGCATGGCTTCCCACATGTCGCCTTCTGAATAATTCATGTTGCGTTCTGGCTGTCCAAGCATCGGGGCTTGGCGTTCCCAGCCAACCCGTGCGCAAATGGCTTCTTCTTCAACAGTTAGCGAGTACGACCACTTGTTCATAACAACATCATAACGAGACAGTCCCGCGTTAGCCAACCTCGGACAAAGAAAAACCCCACTTG